CCATTTTGAAAGGATACAGTAATGCTATCATAACGTATTTATTATATCAATAAATAGAAGACAGGGACTCTAAAATTTTTAGCTAAATGGCTCGTCAGGGAATATTTACTGGATTCACACCGAACGATGGACTGGGAGATTCCCTAGCCTTGGGTGCTAGTAAGGTCAACGCAAACTTTTCGGAAATATATACTACCTTTGGTGACGGAACAAACCTTAGTGCCAATGCAGGGAGTGCTGGTACTTGGACGAAGGCAGGGAACTCAGGAATATACACAAGTAAGAACGTAGGTATCGGAACAACTTTACCTACCGCAGCTCTATATGTATCTGGTAACGCTCAATTAACAGGTATTACAACAGGAACATTCGTTGGAGATGGATCTGGTCTAACTGGTGTGACCGCAGTTGGTCAAGGTGTTGTTATAAAAGATAGTGGCACACTCGTTGGTGTTGCACAAAGTCTTAACTTCGATAGAAACTTAGATATTACACAAGTATTTGGTGGTAACGTCACAGTTTCTGCTGCCGATACTGTAGGATTTGCATATACTTCTGGATTCTCTACTACATCTGGATATGCAAACGTATCTGGAGTATCCACTACATCAGGAACAGCTGGGTTCGCTGACACGGCAACCTTGGCCATCAGTGCAAACTTCGCTACAGTCGCTGGTGTTGTAACATATGCATCATCATCTGGAGTTGCAACTAACTCAGGAGTAGCCGAGTATGCAAAGGTAGCTGGTATATCTTCATATACTCCAATCGCAGGCATGTCAACCATGGCTGGGTATGCACATACGGCAGGCATCGCTACAGTCGCACAGAATTTAACAGGAACTCCATCAATAGTTGTTGATAATGTCAATGGTACTGGAATTGTAACCTTCCCAGGCCAAGGCAGTAAGATGCGTTTTGACTTTGATTCAACAGGTGACTTACCAACTGCTACAAGTTGGAGAGGTATGTTTGCATGGGCAAACAATACTAAGACTGCATATGTTTCCAGTGGTCACACAATGGGTGGTTACAATGGTTGGAGACAGATACTTCACCAAGACATGTATGGCAACTACTTCACTGTAGGTGTCGTAACTGCATCTAAGTTTGCTGGTGATGGATCTGAACTTACTAACTTACCATCAACAGATAGTATTTGGAGATCAAATACAACTGGTATTCATACCTTAACTAACATTGGTATTGGTACTACTAACACAGAAGGATATAAACTTAACGTACTAGGTAACTTCAAGTTACAAGGCAGACTGGACGGAACTGCAACAGGTAATATTCTACCTCACCTATGGACTAATTACAATGATCTACCAGCTGCTGGAATCAATCATGGTCAGTTTGCTCATGTTCATGAATTTAACAAGGCATATTTTGCTCATAATATAGGAACCACAATCAATGTTACAGTCAGTACCGACACTGTGGGTGGTCAAGCAACAGGTGTATTCTACTTTAATGGTGTAGAAAAACCTGGCAATTTCCCCATTGCAAGAGGTGGTACTTACATCTTAAACCAAGATGATGCAAGTAACGTAAACTATAACAGTCAAGAACATCCATTGATGTTCAGTACAACACAGGATGGAGAGTTGGCTGGTGGATCTCATTACATGATGGGTGTCACCTATAAGTTAGATGGTGCTACCGTCACCATGGCTGGATACGTTAGTGGATTTAGTTCTGCTACCACTCGTAGGATAGAATGGACTCCAGTAGCCGCTGCACCTAATACACTTTGGTATTGGTGTCATTACCATACAGGACAAGGAAATACCTTATCCATGAATAATGAAGGTTGGGTAGAACTTCTTAATAAGAATACTGATAACACTGTAGGAACAGGAACTGAACACTATAGAGTTGGTGTTATTACTGCAACCACATTCTATGGAGATGGAACAAACCTATCAAATATTACTGTCTCATTTGCAAACACTGCTGGAGTGGCGACTGTTGCTGCTGGATTGACTGACAAACCAGATATCCTAGTTGATAATGTCAACGCAACAGGAATTATAACTGGTGCAAGTTTTGTAGGAGATGGATCTGGACTAACTGGTATCACTGCATCTGGTAGTGGTATAATAATTAAAGAGGGCGGAACTCTTGTAGGAACTATTGGAACTGTAAACTTCGGAACTGGTTTGAGTGTTTCCCCTGCATCCGCTGGAGTTGTAACAGTCACTGCATCAGGCGGTGGTGGCGGTGGATTATCTGGTATTGTTGTACAAGAAGAATCATCATCAGTAGGATCTGCACAAACAATTAACTTTGTTGGTTCTGCCGTGACTGCAACCTACAGTGGTGGAGTTGCAACTATTGATATGTCAGGTGCGGTTCCATTCACAGGTGCTGCAACTCAAATAACTAACCTTGATATCACACAGTATGAGACTGCATATGCATGGGGCAACCATGCAAGTGCTGGATATCTCACAAATATTACTGGTCAAAACATAGGAAATCTTTCTAACGTTTCTAGTAATGCACCAAATAATGATGATGTATTAAAATGGAATGGATCATCATGGGTTCCAGCAGCTGGTGGTGCTGGTGGTGGTATTAATGGTATCACCATTAAAGAAGAGGGAACTAACGTTGGTACTGCAACTAGTATCACTTCAATCAACTTTGTTGGATCTGGAGTTACTGCAACTGGTTCTGGTCAAGATGCAACTATTACAATCACCGCATCAGGTGGGGGTGGAGGAAGTATCTCTACTACTGGATTCGGAACATATACTGCAGCTGCTGGAGTTGAATCACAAATAGATTCATTCGCAGCATCAAGTTACTCAGGTGCTGAGTACACATTCATGATTGGTCTAGGAACATACAGACAATCACAGAAAGTTCTCGTAATGCACGATGGTACTACTGCGTTCTCACAAGAATACGGTATCATGTACTCACCAGAACAACAGGTATCTATTGCAGCTACAATAAGTAGTGGTAATGTACAAATCAAATTTACTCCAGAGGCAGGGATCTCTGGTTTATCTACATATAGATTCATTAAGACTCTAATTCAAGGAATATGATTAGAACAGATAACAACAATGTTATTGATAGGACGAATCTGGCCGTCGTTCCGACTGGAGCCGATGATAAGAAAGCCTATTCTATCAAATGTTATAGCAAAGATGACTGGATATTCATACATGAAGAACTAGAAAAAGATGGATCACTGGAAGATAATATTCCTGATCCTTCAATAGTATGTCCAGATAAAAAAGAACATAGTGATACCAGAGCAACTTACATGTTGACTGATGCGGAAGCAGAGGACTTAAGAAAACATGAAAAGGTAGAGTTTGTGTGTATTGACTATGACGTATATCCAGGCAACTATCACCCAGATCCTAGAGACATTACTACTGGTGTACAAAAGATTGCTAGATTTGGTAAGTCAGTATCCAACTATAGAGCATGGAATACTGCACCATCTAGACCTCCAACATCTCAAGCTGGTATTGGTGCATCAGATAAGAATAGAACTGGATATACTATACTAAGACATACACAAAAAGAAAATCCTTGGGACTGCACTTCTAACGGAGTGACTGGAAACGATCACTTAATACTTGAACAAGATGTATTTCAATTAGGGGATGGTACTGGCGTAGATGCAATCGTATCAGATGATGGTTTTTGGGTTGCACATCCAGAGTTTTGTACTACTTCTGATGATCCTGTAGGATGGTCAACAGGAAACGCATTGACATGGAGTGGTATATCTACAACACCAGGCACATGTGGTGTTCTAGATCTAGTTCTCGATGCTCCTTATTATATTGACCCAGACTTCTTCAATAACAATCCATCTCTATTGACACAACGTTGGGATGGTACAACAGTTCCTATAGATTCTGCTGCAAGATCATGGTGGTCTGATGCAAGTCAAAGATCAGTAGGATTCTCTACTATTGGTACTACAAGTGGTATCAGTACTTTCTACACTAGAACTAGATGTAACGGTAGTCAGACTGCAAAGCCAACTAATGGAACTAATCACGGAAGTCAATGTGCTGGACAAGTATTTGGTAAGAACTATGGTGCTGCATACAATGCCAACAGGTGGGTTATCAATGGTATAGGTAGTTACGATGCTGGGATAAATGGTAGTCAGTTTGACGTACAAAAACTATTCCATCTATACAAACCAAACTACGATAGACATTCTGTAACATCTGGAAAACAAAATTCAAATAAAAACCCCACACTATCAAGTAATAGTTGGGGTTATAGAGCAAGCACCATTCATAATGGTGGGTATTATTGGTACAGACCAGCAGATATAGATGGATCAGTGAATGGAGTATCATATGATAGTGGTAGTGAACCAGCTTTCTTTGATTTACTAGGTGCATACGGTGATGGTGGTAGATGTAAAGGAGAGATGGTAGATAGTTCTGTTACCTCAGCTGGTAAAGAAATGTCTGATGCTGGAGTAATTTTTGTTTGTGCTGCTGGTAACAGTAATCAAACACAACAAAGTCCTGGCGACTTAGACTATAATAACTATTGGGCCACA